TATTGAAAAAGTCCCAGAAGCTTTATCTAGTATGGGCGGTGGTTTTTTTGAGAAATTAGGCCCTTTGGTTGTTCCTCTTGTTTCTATTGCTTGTTTAGTATTAGTTCAAAAGGGATATATTACTAGAGAAGCTATATATCTTGGCGCTGCACTTGTAGGAATTTCTTATAAGGATAGTATTATTAAATTAGTACGTAAACTGTTCTCAATGTTGGATAGTCCAGTTGAAGAACAAGGCCCTTTTGACTCAATTATAACTATTATAGTTGAATCTATTTTGGCTACTCTTGCTCTTGGTACTTTGGCTAAGGGGAACTTATTTAAGTTTTTCTTTCAAGCTAAAGATTTTGATAGAGTACGTACAGGTTCAGAAAATATTATTCATTTTGTTTTATCTATTTGTCAATCTTTTGTCAATTGGTTATTTGAAATGATTGGTGCTAAGCCATGGTTGTTTTATGAAGGAAGAAGTCCAGAGTTGAATAAGACTTTACTTGAAGTGAGAGATTTTTTGGAAGAATTAACGAATGAGGTTACTCTGAATTATGATCAAGCTATTAGATTAAGAAGTATTATTGTGAGATTACAAGATTTTCAAATGATAAAAGGTGTTGAACGACATGATAAAGAAAGAATTGCTGCTGCACTTATTGCTTTGAGTGCTTATAAGACTAAGTTGGAAGAAGGTAATTGGCAAGGACATGGTCCTAGACCAGAACCCTTTTCAGTTGTTTTTGCAGGTAGTTCTCAAATTGGTAAGACTAGTGCAATGCATGCCATTAAATTGGATATATTGCTTAGTACATTGCCAAAAGATAGATATCTTATTGCTAAATATAATCCTGATACAGAAGTGTATAGTTGGGATAGTACCGATGAGTTTAAAGATACGTACAATCGACAATGGATTGTTGTTATTGATGATTTCGGAGCATGTAAAGATGTTGCTGGAGTCACTACTGAATTTAGAGACTTTATGAATATGAAAAATTGCATGCCTATGCCCTTGAGAGCTGCTGCTCTAAATTTGAAAGGAAATGTTTGGTTCACTTCTAG